CTAATTACGCTGGATGCTGATAATGCAGATGAGAATTTCCTCTTCACTGTGGACCTGATCCTGGGAGGATATGCTTATGCTGTATACTCTACCCACAGCAGCAGACCATATAAACTCAAATATCGCTTGGTCTGCCCCGTTGACCGGGCTATGTCACCAGATGAATATGGAGCAGTTTCAAGGAAAATAGCTGATAAAATTGGCATGGCTTATTTTGATAAAACAACCTTTGATATTCATCGTCTCATGTATTTACCTTCCTGTTCGAGAGATGCAAAGCCTGAACTAATTATTAGTGATGGAGAACCACTTAAAGTAGATGAGATTTTAGCTGAGTATATTGACTGGAAAGATCCAACAGAGTGGCCGAGACATCCTGAAAGTGAAAAGCAAGTCAATATTGAAATTAAAAAGCTTGGAGATCCTGAAGAAAAGCCTGGAGTTATTGGAGTGTTTTGTCGGGTTTATGGTATGCGTGAGGGTATTGAAACATTTCTTTCAGATATTTACGAACCAACAAAATACCCTGATCGTTGGACATATATACTTGGAACATCTTTCGGAGGCCTGCGGGTATATGATGACGCTTGGGCATATAGTGAGCATCAATCAGATCCAGCCAACGATGGCCACTGCCATAACATCTTTGACTTAATCCGGATACACAAGTTTGGGCATTTAGATATGGATGTGAAAGAGCACACACCGGCAAATAAATACCCAAGCTACAAAGCCATGCTTGAGTTCGCTGCGAACGATCCAGCAATTAAAAAAGAGCGCCTGATTGATGCACAGGATGATTTTGAAGTAGTTGCCGATGATCCGGAGGATCCTGACGCATGGAAAACGCTCTTGGATGTAAACCCGAAAACCGGAATGCCATATCCTACAGCCAAGAATGCAGAAATCATCCTCAGGAACGGTCCGTTTAAAGGCATACTGGCTTACGATGCTTTCGGCAACACGGAAGTAATAAAAGGGCCTCTGCCATGGCGTGATAGAGAACGGCCGAATCAGGAATACGAACCATGGTTAGGAGCTGATGATAAAAGATTACTGCACTATTTCGGAAAGATGTATGATTTCAAATCAGCTGCAATAATCCAAAATGCTTTTACTGAAGTAGTGCACTCAAATACATTTCATCCCATTAAGGAATATCTTGAGTCCTTTACATGGGACGGCATTGACAGGGTTGACCGTTTATTTGTTACTTATCTGGGAGCTGAAGATACCCATTACACAAGATCAGTTACCAGGAAGATGTTTGTGGCTGCAGTGAAGCGATTATACGAGCCAGGGTGTAAGTTTGACTATATGCTGGTTCTAGTAGGTCCGCAAGGCGCCGGAAAAAGCAGCTTACTTGCAAAGTTGGGCCGAAAATGGTTTTCTGATTCTCTTAGGACATTTGAGAACAAGGAAGCCGGAGAGCATTTACAGAGTGCCTGGATATTTGAGTTAGGAGAGTTATCAGTAATGAAAAAAGCTGAACTCGAAGAGGTCAAAGCATTTCTTTCCAAAACTGCAGACCGGTATCGTGTGGCATACGACCGCCAGGTATCAGAGTTTCCACGAAAGTGCGTATTTTTTGGTACGACAAATAATAATAACTTTTTACGTGATACTACAGGGAACCGACGATTTTGGCCTGTTGTTGTTAATCCGGAAAAACGAGAGTTAAGTCATTGGGAGCATCTTACTGACGAAATTGTAGGCCAAATATGGGCGGAGGCATTGGAATTATACAGGCGCGGGGAGCCATTGGAGCTTGACAAGGAAGCTGCTGCGGAAGCTGAACGCATTCAAGGCTTGCATATGGAAGAAGACCCACGGGAAGGCTTGATTCAAAAATACCTGGAAACACCACTTCCTGAAAACTGGGATGATATGGACTTGTGGGCAAGAAGACGATATCTTGAAGAGCCTACAGGCAACATACCACGTACAAGGGTATGCGCTGCAGAGATATGGGCTGAAGCTTTGGGGCAAGATCCTGCAAAGTTTGGTGTGTGGGAGGCAAGACCTATTTATGATATCCTGCGGAAGTTTCCGGAATGGAAAGAGCGTAAGGGAAGATTAAAATTTAAGATATACGGAAAACAAACAGCTTATTTTAGGGCGGGACAGTAAAACGGGACAGTACCCAGACAGTAAAAAATTTACTGTCCCCAAAATGAGAACTTTGAGGACAGTAAAAGACAGTAAGGGACAGTAAAAATATTTTTATTGTCCCGCCATAAATGCCTAATAATAAAAAGCTTAGAACCTATTAGGACAGTAAGGACAGTAAATTATCTATATTGAGATAAAAAAGTTATTTAAGTAGGGATGAGAATAAAGAAGATAACTTAAATCAATTTTAGCGCATATACGCGCGCGCGTGTGTCCTTACTGTACACTGCTTAAAATCGGAGGACAGTATGAGGGAATCGCAAATAGAAAAGAAACTAAAGATCAAAATTGAATCCATTGGTGGCAGATGCCTAAAGTTTGTTTCCCCCGGCATGTCCGGAGTACCGGACCGCATCTGCCTTTTCCCTGGTGGCAGGGTGGTGTTTGTCGAAACCAAGGCGCCGGGTGGAAAATTGAAGCCACTGCAACGAAAACGACATCAGGAGTTGAAAGAACTGGGGTTTACAGTTCTAGTGATAGATTCGGAGGAAAAGGTAAATAGGATAGGGCAGGAGGTACAAAGATGGGGAAAATAGCTGTCAAATGCGCTTATTGCGGAAAAGAGATATATAGATATCCGAGTCAATTAAAGGCGTTTCCACGTAGTTATTGTAGTCAAGATTGTAAAGCTAAGTATTTATCAAAGAAGTATAATCCTAACGGATATATTAAACATCCACACTTATCAGAGTATAACATTAGAGTTAACTCAACAAGAATGACAAAAGAGGTTAAAGCAAAACTTAGAAAAGCACGTCTTAATACTGGTGAAGGTAAAGCATATATGAAGGTTTATGGAAAACATGAACACCGAATAATAGCAGAGAAGATGCTTGGACGGAAGTTATTACCCGGAGAAGTAGTGCATCATATTGACGGAAACAAGAGAAATAATTCGCCAGATAATCTCAAGGTTTTCAGTTCACAGAAAGAACATGCGGCATTCCACCAGAGAGAGTTAAAGTTTTTCTATGAAGGCATTGACGCTTTAAAAAAGGAGGTGATGCCGAAATGAAGTTCATCCCACACAAGTATCAAGAATATGCGATACAAAGAATTTTAGAAACACCCGCTATAGGTTTGTTTTTGGAGATGGGCTTAGGTTAGCAAAACTGTTATAACATTAACAGCACTTGATATCTTGTTATACGACATGTTTGATGCTGTAAAAGTATTGATAATCGCACCTTTAAGAGTAGCAGAGAACACCTGGAGCCGGGAAAGTCAAAAATGGGATCATCTAAAACATTTAAAAATATCAAAAATCCTTGGTAGCAGGAAGCAAAGAGAGCAGGCATTAAGAGCAGAAGCTGATTTATACATCATTAACCGTGAAAATGTTGAATGGCTGGTGAGCTATTACGGAAATAATTGGCCGTTTGACACAGTTGTAATAGATGAGCTATCAAGCTTTAAATCATCATCTGCCAAACGGTTCAGGGCCCTTCGAAGAGTAAGGCCGACGATAAACAGAATTATAGGTCTGACCGGAACACCGACACCTAACAGTTTGATGGACCTCTGGAGTCAGATTTATTTGCTGGATCAGGGCGAAAGGCTTGGCAAGACTATAACAGGATTTCGGGAAAGATATTTTATTCCTGGGGCACGTAGCGGTCATATTATTTATGACTGGAAGGCAAAAAAAGAATCAGAAACTGCGATATTTGAAAAAATCTCTGATATATGTGTAAGTATGAAAGCCGAAGACTGGATAGAGATGCCTGAGCGAATTGATAATATTGTACCGGTGATATTGAGTCCTGATACAAAGGCCAAATACAACAAACTTGAAAGAGATTTATTGCTACCTATGGTAGACGCGGATATTGTAGCGAATACAGCAGCGGTATTGTCAAACAAACTTCTACAGCTTGCTAATGGCGCTGCGTATGATGAAAATAAAGGAGTTCAGGAAATACATAATGCAAAGCTTGATGCTTTGGAAGATATTCTGGAAGCTGCAAACGGCCATCCGGTATTAGTGTTTTATAACTTCAGGCATGATCTTGAAAGAATTCAGCGGCGTTTTCCGCAGTGCCGAATTTTAAGAAAAGGTGTTGATGGAAATAAAGATATAGCAGATTGGAATGACGGAAAAATTGAACTGCTTGCAGTGCATCCCGCATCGGCCGGCCATGGATTAAATCTACAGGATGGCGGTAATGTGATTGTATGGTTTGGATTAACCTGGAGCCTGGAGTTATACCAGCAGGCTAATGCAAGATTATATAGACAAGGGCAACAACATAGTGTGATAGTCCATCATCTGGTAGCTGAAGATACCATAGATGAGGACGTTATGGAGGCATTACAAACTAAGGCCGCAGGACAAGAGGCATTGATGGCAGCGGTTAAAGCAAGAATTGAGAAGGTGAGGGGTTGAAATGGACAAAAGAGAATTATCGCAGTTAAAACATCTAATCAAGGAAATTGAGTACTTGAAAAAGCAGCTTGATGCTGCTGAGTATCAAGTAGAAACGAGTATGGCATCTGATGTTGTGTCCGGTTCATCTTCCGATTGGCCGTATATAAAGCATACTATCAAAATCTCAGGTGTAGATATAAAGGATTACGAGCAAAAAGTTAAAAGATTAAGAAATCAGCTTAAGCGCCGAATTGATGAGCTAATGGATAAAGCAGCCGAGATGCAGGAGTATATAGCATCTATAGAGGATAGTGAAACAAGATTAATTTTACAGTGTCGATTTATTAATGGTTTAACATGGGAGCAGATAGAAGCTGAAACAGGCATACCAATGACTACAGCGAAAAGAAAATATAGAAAATGGAGAGATTTTTAAAAGTGGTCTTGTTTGGCCCGATTTATCTATGATATTATTAAGGTGAAAAATTATAGATATATTGTAAGCCGTCTGGCGATTTAAGTAAACCGGGCGGTTTTTGTTTTGCACTTAAACTTTTTATATAAGCTCCGGCGCATAGCCGGGGTTTTATTATGCCCTTAGGAGGTGTAAGTATGGATTTAGTACATCTCAATAAAGGCAGCTTTAGAGTGATAGATAAATATACAGTCGAGCATAAAGGACACAAGTATACAGTAGTCCGGGTAGAACCTGCAACTGGGGATGTGATTGCATATGGAACAGGTAAAATTTGTAGAAGCAGTAACATGTAAAGAATGCGCTATACAATTTAAAAATGCCGACAAAAAACAAAAAGAAAAGTTAATACAGCAGCGTAAAAACCTGATGAAATGCAGAGGATGTTATAGAATACAAAATGTAAAATAAATGTTAATCATGCAGGGATTTTCCTTTCTATGCAGAAAAATATGAATAGAAAGGAGAGGATAATATGAAAAAAGCATACATTAATTCACCTGATTCTAAAACTGCAGCAAGTGAATATATGGTAAAAATAGTATATGCTAATGGTGAAGTATTAGAACAAAACATAGTAGATTATTCTTATTCAAGAGTGTTTGATTGGATAAAAGAAAATCATGAAGGTGAAAATGATCGTAAAGTGAAAAGTATAATGATAGAGCTTATTTGGTAGACTTGAATTTAATTAATGGATATCTTATAAAAATAAAAGCCATGAGCAATAAAGCTCACGGCTTTTTTCTAGCGAGAACATCTTCTTTGAAAAATAATCTGCCTTGATAGAGTGTTTTGATGGGCTTGAGTTTTCCGCGTTTGACTAAATCGTCAATATTTTGTCTGGAACAACCGAGGATTTCAGCTGCGTCTCTGGTTTCAATAACTTCATTGGAAATGAATTCGGCAAGCTCTTCTTTGGAGTTAAAAGTATACATTTTACTTCCAGGGGTGACTAGTGCGATGTTAGCCTACAAACAAAAAAGAGCCGAAAGAATGCTGGAAAGATTTATGATTGAGACTAAAAAAAGAGTAAATGAATTAGAAGAAAAGCTGATTAAATTAGAACCAGAAAAATATAAAGAATTTTCTGAGAAGTATTTTGGGATTGTGACTGATTATGTTATTGATGAAGTACAGGAAGAAAAAATAAAGTATATAGTTAATGGATTTATAAATCTTGCTTCAATAAAAGATATAAAAGAAGATTTTGTACTTTATTATTATGATACACTTAAAAGTTTACGAATTGTAGATATCGCAGTTCTTAAGCTATATTATGAACCGGTACCTAGATCCTATATAGAAATATTACAAACGTTTGGAATAGAGTATGAGCAATATGATTCTATTAGGGAAAAACTTGTTAGAATGGGCCTATTAACAACAAAAAGAGAAAAAAGAGAAGATGATTTATATACTAATTTATTAATTATGCAAGATTTTTTAGAGAAGGTTTCTAAAGGGAAGAAAGCTGATCTTAAAAGGTTTAAACATATAGAAAAACATGATACTTTTATAATTAGCAAGTTTGGAAGAGATTTCATGGAGTTTTTTATTGAAAGCAATTCAGAACAGGATAATCTGTAGAGCCCTAAAGGCTCTTTTTTCTTATATAAAAACAAACATGAATGAGGTGAGGTGGTGAATATGTAGTTATGCCAAAGCAAAGAAGTCCAGAAAGAGATAAAGCATTTGAAATATATAGACAGCATAACGGGAATATTGATTTAATCGCCATAGCAAAAGAATTAAATCTTCCACCTGGTACTATCCGGGGATGGAAGAATAAAGATAAATGGGAACAAAAATTAAACGGAACGTTCCTAAAAAATATGGAACGTTCCAATAAAAAGAACGTAAAAAAAGAGCCTATTGCGAAAGAGGTTGAACAGGTAATTGAAAATCCTGATTTAACTGATAAGCAAAGGCTTTTTTGTTTGTACTATGTTAAGTCATTTAATGCAACACAAAGTTATTTAAAAGCATACGGATGCAGTTATGAATCAGCTATGGTAAAAGGGTCAGAACTGTTAAGAAATGTTAAGGTTAGAGAAGAAATACAAAGGCTAAAAGAACTTAAGATGCAGCAGATAGCAGTCAGCGAAGAAGACATGGTAGAGTTCCATATGAGGGTTGCATTTGCTGACATTGGCGATTATGTTTCATTTGGTCAAGAAGAGGTACCGGTAATGGGGATATTCGGACCGGTGGTAGATAAAAAAGGCAATCAAGTAACTAAGAAGGTTAATGTAGTTAGGCTAAAAGATTCATCAAAAGTAGATACGCAACTCATAAAAGAGGTAAAGGAAGGTAGAGAGGGTATAAGTATTAAGCTGCTTGACCGGTGTAAGTCATTAGAATGGTTAAATAGATACTTCCTGATGAATCCGATGGATAAACACAAAATTGAATATGACAAAAAGAAGCTGGAGCTTTTAAAAACTCAGACAAAAATTCCGGACAGTGTTGAAAAAGTAACTATAATTGATGATATAGAAGGTGATGATGATGAAGGTTAAATTATCTGGATTAATCGCACCTTCTTTTTATTGCGTCCATAAAGCTATAAAAGAAAACCTATACACCGAGTATATGCTTAAGGGTGGTCGTGGGTCTACTAAATCCACGTTTGCTAGTGTTGAGATTATACTTGGTATAATGAGAGATGCCCAGAAAAGCGAATATACTAATGCAGTAGCATTAAGAAAAGTAAAGGATACTCTTAAAGATAGTGTTTATGAACAACTGGAATGGGCAATTGACAAATTGGGTGTATCTGATAAATGGAAATGCACAAAGTCTCCTATGGAAATGGTATACTTACCAACCGGCCAAAAAATATTATTCCGGGGAGCCGATAAGCCTAAGAAGATAAAGTCAACCAAAGTAAAGAAAGGCTACATAAAATATATTTGGTATGAAGAGTTAGACGAATTTTATGGACCTGAAGAAATAAGAACTATCAATCAATCGCTTATGCGTGGTGGGGAAAAGTTTATAGTTTTTTATACATACAACCCGCCTAAGTCTTCCAGGTCATGGGTGAACCAGGAAGCAAAAATACAAAAGGCAGGAAGACTTGTACATCATTCGGATTACAGATCGGTACCGGTTGAATGGTTAGGTAGCATATTCTTGGTGGAAGCTAAGCACCTGGAAAAAACAAATGAGATGGCATACCGGCATGAATACCTCGGTGAAGAAACCGGAACAGGTCTTGAAATATTCAGGAACGTTACACTCAGGAAAATCACAGATGAAGAGATTAAAGTGTTTGATAGAATTAGGCAGGGCCTTGACTTTGGATATGCAGCAGATCCAGTAGCCTTTGAAAAAATGCATTATGATAAAACAAGAAGAAAATTGTATTTGTTTTATGAATTTAGTGGGTTACAAATATCAAATAGAAAGTTACATAACAGCATTAATGAACATACATCGCATATGACTATTGCAGACAGCTCTGAACCAAAGTCAATAGCTGAGTTAAAAAGCTATGGGATGAGAATAAAAGGAGCCAAAAAAGGACCTGATTCCGTTGACTATGGAATTAAGTTTTTATCAGAGGAAATCGAAGAAATAATAATTGATCCAGAGAGATGTCCGAGAGCTGCAAAGGAATTTATAAATTATGCACTTGAAACAGACAAAAACGGTGAAGTCATAAGCACTTATCCTGATAAAGACAATCATACAATAGATGCTGTTAGATATGCACTTGAAGATGATATGAGACAAGCGAGTATAAAGATATTGAGGTGAAACAATGGTATTCAATAATAGTATTAACATTCTTACAACAGAGGAAATTATAAAAATATTCATAGATGAGTTTAATACTTCTCCGGAACGCCAGTTAATGATTAAAGGTGAGAAATACTACAAGGTGGAGAATGATATACTTGAGCGAAAGATGATTCGGTATGAAGATGATCAACCTTTAGTAGATGAAACAAAGACTAATAATAAGCTGGCTCATGGGTTTATGCATACTCTGGTAGATGACAAAGTGAATTATCTATTGGTTAAGCCATATACATTAATTTGTGATGATAAGAACTACCTAAAAGCAGTAAGTGATACGCTGGGCAAGAGATTTCAAAAGAAATTTGCTCAATTGGGGACAGAAGCAAGTAATAAAGGTATTGCCTGGCTTCATGTATATATTGATGCAGATGGTAATTTCAAAACAATGAAAATACCTTCTGAACAGTGTATACCTGTCTGGATAGACAATGATCATGAGGAATTGCAGGCTTTTATACGCTACTATGACGTAGAAACTTATGAGGGAAAAGAAAAGAAGATAGTTACAAAAATTGAATATTGGACTTCTGAAACAGTAGATTACTATGTTATGCAAAATGGTGAAGTAATCCTGGATGCCGAAATGTATTTGGATGAAGAAAATTCTTATGAAGGGCATTTTAAAGTTGGCAATGAACCAGGTAGTTGGAACAGAGTGCCATTCATTCCATTTAAAAACAATGACATGGAGCTGCCGGATTTGCAATTTGTCAAAACTCTTATAGATGATTATGATAGAACCCGTTCAGATATATCTAACCTGTTAACAGATGTTAAGAATGTGATATTCGCTCTAAAAGGCTATGGCGGGGAAAACTTAAGTGATTTCATGAGAGATTTATCATATTACAGAGCAGTTAAGCTTGACGAAGATGGCGGACTTGATAAGATTGAAAGCACAATAAATATCGAAGCAGCAGAAAAGCACTGGGAAACTCTGAAAAAAGACATCTTTGATTTTGGACAAGGAGTAGATGAAAATAGGGATAAAATAGGTAATGCACCATCTGGTATAGCACTAAGGTTTTTGTACTCTGGATTAGACCTTAAATGCAATGCACTTGAAGAATGGTTTAAATGGGGATTTGAGCAGCTACTATATTTCGTTAATAAGTACCT